AAATTTAACAGCGCGTAATTTCCACGCGTATTCAGATGGCATTCACATACCGCAACCCACTTGACATTGCAATCAGTAAACTTCCAAGCAAGCAAGCAGATCAACTGCTTGCATTGACAACAGACGAGATAGTTAAGACTATAGATCAATCAAATGATTTATTTTCGTATGCTATCAAACCTGAAGAGCAAGAGCTTCTTAGCCTTAAAGGCATACCTCTTGCACCTATAGGTTTTAGAGTTCATTCTCATCCTATGTGTAAAATGGTAGAAAATTACTTATTGTACATTTGTATTCCTTCTCTTTTGAAGGAGTTTAAAAGTGTAGCTTTTTTTTCCTTGAGGCCTAGTAAAGAGAAAAAGTTTATCAAAATGTTTCAAGTTTTTAATTATGGAAAAATCAAATCTATGGGTATGTATAATGCCATAATAGATTCTAAAGATAAATTTAGGTATGGCGACTCAACTTTCGATTCTTTTAGGGATCGGGTCAATTGTCTCCGTGATGACTGTTTGAGGGCAAATAAATTTCCAAAGGTTTTGTTTCTCCACGATGAAGTGCATTTCCTTACTCCATTTGATATAGCCTATCTTTTTGAGACAATTCCGGAAATTGACAGAGTTGTGGCTACATCTGTCTTCCCTCCAGAGCTATTGATGGGTGACAGAGTTTCAAAAGAACCGAGAGTGTATTCTTTTAAAGTCAGGGGGGATGATTTGACTTTTTATCCTGACGGTGTAGCCTCTGAATGTTATGTCCAAAAGATGAGTACATCTGCATGGCCCTTCCAAACTTCCTCAATCAAGTGGGCCAATAGATGCATTAGAGTCTCAAAAATACAAAGCCTGTTCGCGCATCATGTGCTTTCATTTGATCGTGGAAAAGGTGGGAGTAAACTCAATCATTTTGACAAACCTAGTTGCTTACTAGCCTTTGAATTGCGGACCTTGACAAAAAGGTTTAATGAAGCGGTAGTTAACAGGTCAGTTGTCTCTTCTTTGAGCACCTACATGGCTTGTCTTAAGACTGCAAATGCTGCCTCCGCGGTTGCAAAGCTGAGGCAACTTGAAAAGAGAGACTTGCTGCCTGATGAGTTGAACTTTGTCTATTCTTTTGGTGACCATTTTAAAAATTACGGGATGCGAAATGATTTGGACATTACGATTCTTCAGTGGATCAAAGACAAAATTTGTGATGTAATGCCACATTTCATTGCTGCTAGCTTTTTTGCTGAGACAGAGTTCCACAAGAATTTTAGGGACTTGAATTACAATTTAGCAACCAAGGGTTTTGAAGTCCTTGCTATTCCAATGAGATTGGACCAAGTCAGATGGATTGAATTTAATTACAATAAAAGGATATTTGCTATAGCAGAAGCCATCGGGGTCAAACTTTGTCTTTTTGGAAAAAGATTCACTTATGACACTGAATCGGAATCCTACTTCTCAAAAGATGGTTTCGTATTTTATGAGAGAAGTGAAAGGAACCACGTTCTGAATTCAACAGCCACAAAAATTGATTATGGGAAAATTATCAAGGCTAGACATTACAAATTGTGGCATGATTTCCTTAAGCCAATAGCACGTGGAAAAAGATTCAGAGAACAGAAGTACATTGAATGGTTTGAAGAAGAAGAGAGTGATGATGAAAGTATTAGAATTAAAATTGAAGAGCTTAGAAACTTAAACAATAGTGTTGAAGTTGATGAACTTAACTCATCTGAAGTTAAATTGAATTCTGAGGATAAACATGGTTTTGAGGGTTCTCTCCCTTCAGACGTTGTTAACGACTTTCTTTCAAGTCGTGAAGAGCAAAGAGTGTTCACAGAGAGGAAGGTGAGGAAGAATGATTGCGTTTTTAAAGCCATCGCAACATTTCTTGGAAAGGATAAAGATGAGTTCATTGAAGAAATAGCTGATTCAGACATTTCAGATGAATTGTTCAATGCAATAGAGAATGACAGAGGTTTGTCCCACGACATGATCACAGAGATACTTATAATCGAAAGTTTGCAAATGTGTTACACTGATAATTTTGAAGATATGTCTGTGTTGAACAGGAAATTTGGATTGAGAGGGACAATTTATTGCACCATCAGAAATAATCATTGTGAATTAGTGGATAAGGCATGTTTTAAAAAGTTGTTGAAGGACTATGAACATGTAAAACTCAATGGGTCAAATTTGACTCCAGAATCCTTGTTCGACAATGGAAAAGTGAAGCATCTTAAAGAGAGGGCTCAAAAATTGGCAAAGTCATTGAACAGGGGTACATCAGGAATACTGAAGGAAATTAATTCAGAATTGGCAAGTAATCTTGTGGAACTTTGTAACTACTTGCCTGATCATTTTGAGAGTGATTTAGGAATGAGGTTGGGATTTGCGGGATCTGGGAAAACTTTCAAAGTGTTGCAGTGGATCAAATATACCCCAACAATCAAGAGAATGTTCATTAGCCCTAGAAGGGCATTGTTGAGTGATGTTGCAGAGAGATTGAAGGGAACCAATTGTCACTGTGAGACTCTTGAAGTTGCATTGGGGAAAGTTGATTTGTCCTACACTGAAATTTACATAGATGAGATTGGTTTGATGCCTCCAGGATATCTCACCATTCTGGCTGCTGCAATGGTTGGGAAAAGTATTAAAAGCTTTAGCGACAAGAAAAAGTTTGAAGCTTTTAAAGAAATGCTTCCTAAATTGCCAAGATTCAATTGTTTGGGGGATCCCTTACAATGTAGATACTATTGTGAGACAGACAATGCTTTGTTGGATAAAGTTGACGAAATAGACTTCATAAGGAAAAGTTTTAAAAATTTTAAGTATTTGTTTCAGGGATTCAGGTTCGGAAAATGGTTCTCAGAAATCGTGAACATACCCACGAGAGACGACGAAAGTAAACATTCAAGAAAGTTTTTCCCTGACATGTCGAAAGTTGACATAAGCAAGTACAAAGCTGTCCTCGTTGGTCCAAGAGAGGCAAAAATATCGTTGGCTTCAGGCCTGCCAGTGTACACCGTAATGGAATCTCAAGGCTTAACTTTCAATGGAAGAGTCTTAATCTGTCTTGATGAGCAGATATTGGCGGGTGGGCCCAGTGTTGCTATAACTGCTATTACTAGAGCGACTGACGGGTTTGACTTTGTGATGAGAGGTTCATCACCAAATGATCTGAGGAGGTCAGCGAATAAGGGAATTTGGCAATTTTTAATGGAGCAAAAAGAGGTACCAATGGAGAGAATAGTCAATCTGTTACCCGGGGCAAGTTTTTACGAAGATTCATTTGAGGTCGGGAACAGTTCAATTCAAGACAAGGCTTCAAGTGATCCGATGATTATGCCATTCATAAATCTAGCTGAAGAAGAATGCGACCCTGAAGAGGTGGTTGGAGAGATTGTAGAAGCACCAGAGTGGTTCAAATGTCATGTACCTGTTTTTGACTGTGATCCAATGTTGGCTGAAATGTTTGACAAAATAGCCGCCAAAGAAAGGAGAGAGTTTACATCAATGCTTGGTTATTCAAATCAATTTCTAGATATGGAAAAGAAAGGAAGCAACATAGATGTGTACCCAATGTCAAGACAGAGCGTTTTCCCACACCATCAAGGTTCAGATGATGTCACATTTTGGGCTGGAGTCAGAAAGAGGATTAAGAAGTCAAATTGGAGAAGAGAAGCAACAAAACTTGAATCAGTTCAAGAGGACGGAAAAGCACTCTTAAGAGAGTTTCTCAAAATGTTGCCCAAAGATTTTAAGGTTAACACTGATGATATTGATGCTGGGGAGAAAAGTTTCATTGAGAAAAGGAAACAGAAGACAGAAAAAATGTGGGAAGCGCACTCAAACCGATCCGATATTGACTGGAATTTGGACCATGTCTTCTTGTTTATGAAAAGTCAATATTGCACAAAAGAGGCCAAAATGTTTACTGAAGCCAAGGCAGGACAAACTCTAGCGTGTTTCCAGCACATTGTGTTGTTCAGGTTTGGTCCTATGTTGAGGGCTATAGAAGCTGCGTTTTTGAGAGCATGTGGTGAGTCCTACTACATTCATTCCGGAAAGAACTTCTTTGCATTGGACACATTTGTTACCAGGAATGCAAGCTTTTTCGATGGAGAGTCAATAGAATCTGATTACACAGCTTTTGATTCATCTCAGGACCACACTGTTTTGGCTTTTGAGATTGAGCTCTTGAAACATCTGGGAGTGTCAAATGAGTTCATAATGGATTACAAGAAAATTAAATTGACCTTGGGGTGTAGATTGGGGAGTTTAGCCATAATGAGATTTACGGGTGAATTCTGCACCTTTTTGTTCAACACATTTGCAAACATGCTATTCACGAATTTGAAATACAAAATTGACCCACATAGATGTAGAATATTGTTTGCTGGAGATGACATGTGTTCATTAACAAGGCTTAGGAAAAGGAATTCAAAGGAGAGTCAAAGGCTGTTATCACAATTTTCACTTGAGGCAGTTGAAGAATCGAGAAAGTTTCCAATGTTTTGTGGATGGTACTTAAGTCCATATGGGATATTGAAGAGTCCAAAACTTCTATGGGCAAGAATAGCAATGATGAGAGAAAGGAACTTGCTTGCTGAATGCGTGGACAATTATTTGTTTGAAGCAATATTTGCCTACAGGTTAGGTGAGAGGCTGTACAGGATTTTGAAAGAAGAGGACGTTGAGTATCATTACATGGTAGTGAGATTCTTTGTTAAAAATAGCAAATTGTTGAGGGGAGCTAGCAAAAGCTTAATTCTCGAAATTGGTGAAGGTATTGGTTCATGGCCCTTGTCAATGTCAACTCATTCCTTGCAAAAGCCGAATCAAAAGACCTTAAGATTGATGCAGTCAGGTCTTCAGAGTTGTATAAAGATGCAACAATGCTTAACCCATCAGTCCTCAATTGCATTAAGCGATTTGAAACTAATGTTAAGGTGTATGCTCAAGATGGACAAGATCTGTGCTTCACAGATTTTCAGTTGTTTGACAAAGATGAGATTGAATCCATCAGGGGAATGTCAGGAAAATACAAATATGTGCATGTTGGGGTCATACTTATTGCAATCAGAGCAATGTTTCCAAATTATAAAGGAAAAGGTGGAAGAGTCATTGTTTATGATGGGTCATGCATCGATGATGACAAGAGTCAAGGATTTATTGCTGCAGACGAGTTCACCTTTACTGATGACACTTGTTATTTTGCTATCAGGCCATCTCATATATTCTCGACCACTGATGCACACATTGCAGACTTGTTACGGTTCTCAATTGACCTGGATTGCCCAAAATACAAGGATGATAGGGAGCTTATCGCTCTTGACATCGGGGTTGCTTATAGAATGTGTAATGCCTCAAGGTTTCTTGACACAAAAGGAGGAGCTAACAACTGGTCTCATCAGGCTATACACGGGTGCTCAGCCCTCGAATATGGACCGGACATTGAAAGAGTTCTTTCAAGACCAAGAATACCTATGGAAGTCAGAGACAGAGGGTCAAACATCTTCGAAAGGAAAAGGATTTTTGGGAAGAATGAACTCAGAAGATCTAGAAACATTGAAGCTAGAAGATTTGGAAGAGGAGATGAAGCACGATTTAGGTCCGGCTCGATTAGAATTGATAGATATTCAAAGGATGAGTTTGGAGAACGTTATTCGAGTGATGAGAGCACACAGGGTTACAGTATACCTGTGGGAGAACTACATCGACAAAGAAAAGAAGTTGAAGAAGGAACCTCCAAGTCCAGACAGCCCTGAGATCACTGGGGAAGGCTCAGAAACTTACAAAGTAGTCTCCAAACACTTCGTAAAGTATCTGTTTGGGAATATAGCTGTTTTTGGGTCTTCTGAAAAAACGGAATACCCGGATATAGAATTTTATATTCCGGAGATAAAGGCTGGGGATGTTCAAGTAAAGTGGAAAATATCTTTAGGAGTGATAGTTCCAGAGATTAAGAGTTTTTGTGGCATGCACGACAGGATTGCAATGAATCGGGCCACCTGGAGAAACATTTGTGAAGCTTTTGCCGAAGAGGCAATGATGTTTTTGAAAGAGAGGTTCCACATGGGGACAACCACTGCTATTTACAAAAAGTTTCCGAAGGCGTTTGCTGGAGCGCCACATGTTGTGTTTGATTTCGCATCGGGTTTGGATATGAGCAAATTAAATCCAAACGAGTTAACGGTAATAGATAAAATGACCAAAAGGCTCTTTCGCACAGAGGGCCAGAAGGGTATCTTCGAGGCGAATCAAGAAGTTAACCTTGAACTTGAAGGTTAAATGATTTAACTTGTGTATTTGTGGGCCTTATAATGCCCTTTTGTTTGCTGCTTTTAATAAAAGGTGAAACAATCCAACTTAATGGTGATTGAATGCTATAGTTTTGCGTATATTTCTAT